TCCTCAGTGATTGAGAAACCCATTGCAACTGTTTCGTGTGTGTAGCGTGCAGTCCATGCTTCTTGAGCATTGTCATACTCAATCGCGGAACCTTCACCTTTAACTGGCGCTGCTGAAAAACCGGATAATTTGGTTTCTTCCTCGAATGACCGATCTGATGATTCGGTTTCAAAGATTTCAGCGTGTTCTTCGCCATATTTTGCGTATTCCATTCCGAACAATGCGTTCAGGCCGGGGAGCAGCTCTTTAAGTAGCTGGGCGCGTGAAATAGCCATTAGTTAATCTCCTTATACGCCAGTAGTGTTACTGTACTGGTGACCTGCGTTCCATTTAACGTAAGCCTCAGTGTAACCACCACTTGTGTTTTTGGTTTCTTCAACCAAACCGATGATACGGAACGGCAACGTGTTAGTAGTTGCTGATGTATCAGAAATAGCACCACGCGAGTTACCCGAAGTCGAGTCACCTGTGTTGTCTACGCCTGCTACGTTTGCGCCGATATCGGTTATCGCTAGATCACCAATAGTTGTACCTGAAGAAACAACAGCGGCTTTGAACAGCAGGTCAGTAGCGTCTGCTACGTAAGCCTGAATGTCGCTTGCGACTGTGTTTGCAGGATAAGATTGGCTGTATAATTCATAACCCAAGTTTGGATCAGTGTATTTACAACCCATGAAAACACCAACAGGTGTCATTGCAGCATCGAACGGGTCACGTTCAACAGTGCCTCCGGTAACCACTTTAACGGCATCACCAAAGAAGATGCTAGTGTCATAACCACTGGCAATACTCATTTGACGATAGACGCCCCCAACAAAGGGAGTGCCGCTTAGTAGTTTTACCGGAACCAGACCGTAAGGTCCGCTAACAGAAGGATAAGCCATCTAAAGCTCCTAAGATTAAGTTCCTTTACCGAAAGTAACCTTCGTCTTCCGTTCATTAAACAACGGCATACGAGGATCATTTTCTCTCATAAGGTTGTTGTCAACAGAGTTCATCTGAGCTTGTGCCTGTTCGTTATAGTAGGCGTTCCGCTCTTCGACCATCTCTTTCGGAGCCTTACACAACATCAAACCACCAATAACCACATTGTCCTTGAAGCGCTCTTGCTCAATCGCAACAATGGTAATTTCTGGATGATCCGATGCCTTTACAGGCTCCCAACCTTCACGAAGTTTTGAAGAAACGTTTGTGGCATCGACCTGACCCTGTGTACTTACGCGTACCCAGTGAAAATCATAGCCCGGCTCGGGATTGGGAGAGGGTAATACCTCGGGGCGCGTCCAAGCCTTCTTACGAACGGTACGTTCGCGGGTTTCTAATTCACGGTTAATCCGATTCTCAGCCATTTTGTTTCCTCATATCTAATGCAACCTGTTTGGCGTATTGTTGAGGCGTTAACCCCAACCTCTTAGCGAGCTGAACTTGGGTCTTGGTCAGTGTTACCTTTTTAGGGGCTGTGCTCCGCGTTGCGGGTGCCACTACCTGTGTCTTTCGCTTCGGTTCAGCATCCTCGAAATTATCGGGGAATACTTGGCGCATACGAGCATCTATCGTCTCGTAGTATTCATCACTTTGCGGGCTTACGCCCTGTTTGACAAGTTTACTGTGCAACCCCAGCGCTAAACTCGTCATCTCATCGTCGTTCCCAAACCACGAATTGGCTTTCTGCCAGTCTGCGGCCCGTTCATCGACTTGTACTGCCGGGGCGGGTTCTGGTTCTGGTTGTACAGGAGTTTGTTCCTCCTGTAAAGCAGGTAATTTGAAGTTTGCTAACCTATCAGCCTTTAACTTAGCAGATGTTAACTTTTCTTGTGCTTCAAGCACAGCCTCTGAATCACCAGACTCATACGCTTCTTTGTATGACCGTTTGGCGGCTTCAGTTTCTATAGCTGCGTTTTTCTTAGCCTGCTCAAGCAACGCCGTCTGGTTCTTGTTGACGTTACCTTTTAGCTTCTTATTTTCTTCCATAAGCTGCTGAGTAACGCGTTCAAGTTCTTGGCGTTCACGTAAAGCCTCTTCTTTGGCCCTGCGCTCATCATGGTAACCCTTGGTAAAATGCTTGATGCGTTTTTGAACTTGGTCGGAATACTTCTCAAGTTCCTCATCAGTAACATCTTCAGGTGGCTCGGATGGCTTACGATTGCGGTCAGCCTTCGGCGTGTCGTCAACAACCTCAATTTCAAGGTCGTCGTCATCACTATCCTTTTTGCTTTCCGGTTTATCCGCTGGTGCCTCATCTGCTGCAAAATCTTCTGCAGTTTTCTTCCCAGTGATGTCAATTTCAACTGCGCTAGTTTCTTCGATAGCCATTTTGTTGTCATCGTCATCCTCGGGAAATTCAAATTCTACTTTTTGAAATGCCATATCTACGCCCTCTGTATGCCCGTTGGATCAGCTACAACAGCCTCAATAGAGTCGTCGTTCATTAGCCGATATTCTATACCACCAATAGTAAACCGTGTGCCCGAGTTCATACGGAACATCACAAAGTCACCTTCTTTACACCAAGGTCCATCAGGAAAACGGTCTTTGTCAGCGTATGCGCCTGACCCCATATCCACGACAAGGCCAATAATAGACATAATGTGGTCTTGGGTTTTGGCGGTATCTGTTTTAATAATAGAAGTCCCCGATATGGTTTCTTCTGGTTGCGGTAGTGCTACGAGTACGCGGTAGCCTACGGGTTTTGGGAGTTGTAACTCCAATTCAGCATCGCTGATTTTAACTGCTGCTTCAGTCATCATCGTCTTCCATATAGTTTTTCGCAAGGTCTTCAATGTAAGATTTGGTGGCTTCGAGACCCCGAATTAAGCCAACAACTTCCCTATAGTTTGCATAGTCTTTAGGTGACCCTGCGTGTAGGAAACTCTGTGCAGACGATATATCGCCGTTGATTCTATCTTTCAGCACGTCAAAGACGGTTTTTGCCATGGTATATTATGACTCCTTTTTAGGTTTCTGTGCGGACTGTAGCATCCGTGCAGCTTCAAGGCTCATCTTGTTACGCTCGGCACGCGTGGCCTGTTCTAACTTGACGCCCTTTTCTTCTGCTTCTATCGCAACCTCGGCCTGTTCGATCTTGACACGTTCTGCCTCTAACATGGCGGACGTAGCATCCTTGGCCTTCTGTAGGTCGAGTTTTTCTTTCTGCAAGGCGCTATCCGCCTGATCTTTAGCCATCTTACGCTGCTGCTCTTGTTGCTTGACCTGCAGTTCTGCCTGCTTCATCTGTATGATTGGGTCTTGCTGTTGCTGTTGAGCCTTCTGCTGCGCTGCTTGCTGCTGATTTGCCTGTGTAAGCTGCTTGCCTGCGTCCGCAACCAGACGTGACAGTTGTACTTCCATATCTTCTGGCAGCTCCTCGTTCGGAGCGGGTAGAGGTGCACCCAGCTTCTCTTCGATCTTTTGTCTGTAAGAGAACCCGAGGTGTTCGGCAATATGGGCCTGCAGAGACGCCATAATCTGTTTTGCCTGTGGGTTTTGTCCGATCATCTGTGCCATCATCGGGTCTTGCATAAACGATGTGTGCGTAGCGATATGCGCTTCGTGGTCTTGGTAGATAAATGCCTTCATCGGCTTGCCGACCAACGCGTCCATGTTCTCGCTGATAGGGTCTGTAGGCTTCGCATCGTCCTTCGTAGGCACCAGCTTATCTGCGTTCTTGACCCCTAGCACCTCTATCATCTGTCTGTGTAGCTGTGGCAGGTCATATATCTGTGGTGCCTGCTGTGACATCTGTAGGACAGCTTGGTACTGTACAACCCGTTGTGCCATCGTAGAGCTGTTAGGGTCGCTCACAGGGATCACATCGACCATCATGTAGTCTGCCTGCTTGGCGGTCACTTCGCCTCTCACGGGCACGTATGTGTACTCTGCGGGCGCATATTCAGCCATGATGGACTTGAGGAGCTTGAACTCCTGCTTCATCGCGTAGTGTACACGCGCCTGTACCGCAGCCATAGGCTTCAAGGTACGCTCTAACAGGGCCAATGTGGTCCCAACGGGGGCGTTAGCAGACATGTCCGAGATGTTCATGTCACTAATAGCGCCTAGCCTACGTCCTTCTGTTGTAATTTGATTCAAGAGGGCGAGAAGGGTCTGGCTAGGTTCCTTGTACGGGAGAGGCATGATGTTATCACGGATGCTACCAGACGGTACGTCTACATCCTTAAACTCACCC